ATAAGGGACGTTGAACTTAATCTAGCTGTATTTAAATATTTACAGCAAGAAGGAAAAGGATTTTCTAAAAAGTCTGTTGTTTTAGAGCATGAGGTTTCCAGAATTCTGGATAAGCAGAGGGAAGATGGGTTTCTTTTAGACCAACAGAAAGCAGATATTCTTTCTGCTAAACTCAGGGAACGACAGGCAGAAATTGAAGAAGAAGTACGGAAAATATTCAAGCCTAAGATTGAAGAGATAGTTTTAATTCCCAAGCGTAAAAAAGATGGCGTGATTAGCAGGGTTGCTAAAGGAGGAAGACTTACTAATGCTGAATATGATGAAGCTGTTTCCAGAAATACTTTGGAACCTATAAAAAGGTACAAAACTATTGAGTTTAATTTAGGTTCTAGGTTACAGATAGGAGAATATTTACAAGAGTTTGGCTGGAAGCCTAAGAAATTCACAGAACACGGCAGACCAATTGTAGATGAGAGAGTTCTTATAGGAGTGAAAGGGATACCAGAAGCTTCTTTAATTGCTGAATATCTACTAGTTCAGAAAAGAATTGCTCAAGTGGCTTCTTGGATCGAAGCAGTGGACACCAAGGATAGCAGAGTACACGGGTTTATTAAAAGTACGGGAGCTATCACTGGTAGAATGACACACATGAAACCTAATATGGCACAGGTTCCTAATATGAACTCGCCCTATGGTAAGGAATGTCGAGAATGCTGGTCTTCTGAAGAAGGTTATAAACTGGTAGGCATAGATGCAAGTGGATTGGAATTGCGTATGCTTGCCCACTACATGAAAGATGAGGACTACATACATGAAATCATTAACGGAGATATACACACCTCTAATCAAAAATTTGCAGGACTTAAATCAAGAGATCAGGCGAAAACATTCATCTATGCCCTCATATACGGAGCAGGAGATGGAAAACTTGGTTCTGTGGTTGGAGGAAGCAGAGAAGATGGGAAAAGACTTAGAAGAAATTTCCTTAATAGTCTTCCATCATTTACAACTCTCAAAAATCGTGTGTCAGCAGCGGCT